CCTGGATATAGGCAAGACTTGTTTGGATGGTGATTCAACCGTAGGACGGTAAAATATAAGGAGGAATATATTATGAAGGGGAACATCAAAAGTTTTGTGTCCGGTTGCATCGTTACGGCTACTGTTGTAGGGTTAGTTGGGTCTGCGGCGGCTACGGTTGGACAGAAAACAGTAGCTCTTGATTACAACGATATCAAAGTTACATTAGATGGTAAGCAGGTAACTCTTGTAGACGCTAATGGGAAAGCTGTAGAGCCGTTTGCCATTGATGGGACTACATATCTCCCTGTTCGCGCCGTATCTGATGCGCTTGGATTAGAGGTGGGATGGGATGGTGCTACATCTACCGTGACCCTGGATACTCCCGCCGCCGAAAGGCCGGTTTATATCACCCGGACAGGCGAAAAGTACCATTATGATAGCACGTGCAACGGAGGAACTTATTTTGAAGTGCCGATGCAGACTGCTACCGATATGGGCCTCACTCCTTGCGAGAAATGTGTAAGGTAAGGTGATTTTATGGGATTCCGCTTTCGGAAGAGCATAAAAATAGCTCCAGGAGTAAAGCTCAATCTGGGGAAGAAAAGCACAGGGATCAGTGTTGGGAATAAGTTTGGTGGCGTGTCTATTAACACAAAAACCGGAGTAACGACGAGAGTTTCTGCGCCTGGTACAGGTATGTCCTACACCTCCCGCATAGGTGGAAAGCACAAGAGAAAAAGCGCCCGCTCTTCGGTTGCTGAGCACGCCCCCATACAAAAGCCATATAAACCTTTTTACAAGCGTGCATGGTATATCGTTTTAACTATTGTTCTTTTGCTGGGTGGGTTTGGCTGTATCCCTTCAAATATAGGCGCAGCAGTATGTGGCCTTTTGATTGCAGCAGCGCTGATAGCAGGAGCTATTTGCTCTGCATTAAAGCATTGATAACTAAATCCAGAGGAGGTTTTATGCATGCTGGACGAAAAAGATTTGCAGGCAATCCAATCCATTATCGCGGACGCTGAACAGCGCATCACCAAAAACACCGTAATGATGATGGAAACCAAATTTGAAAAGCGGTTTAATTTGCTCGCAGAGGGCCAGAGCGCCATCCTGGAGAAACTGGAGCGCCTGGACGACATGGAGGTCATGGACACTCGGATCACCGCCCTGGAGGCTATGGTGAAGAAGCTGAATCGTGAAATGGAGAAACTGAAAAAGGCGCAATAAAAACACCGCCCCCGGTGCTGGAACACCAGGGACGGCTCACATAGGGGTGATAAGGTTTGGCCGCCATATCACCCCTCTATTTTACCAGAATGGGGGGTAAAGTCAATGGATTACATCAGAAAAACGGCTCGCTACAATGGGAAAAAGTATGAAGCTACCGGGAAAACGGAGCTGGAGGCACTGCAAAAGCTAGCGGACAAGCTGGCCGCCGCAAAGCGCGGTGAGGAAACCGTAGGCGGCTCCATGACTGTCAACGCCTGGTATAAGCAATGGCTGGAGCTCTACAAGGAGCCAAAAGGGCTCACAGCTAAATCGTTGAAAATGTACGATGAAAAGTACGATAACTATATCAAGCCCGCTATTGGTCACTTGAAATTGAAGGATGTTAAAGACGTGCACCTCCAGCGCATCCTTAACGGGCAGGCCGGGCGCTCTGCATCCCATGTAAAAAAACTGCGCATGGTGTTGCAGGAGATGTTCCGCAGGGCCAGGCAATCCCGCCTTATCCCATACGATCCCGCCGAGCTACTGGAGCTGCCCACCTATCACGAGGGGAAAAGACGCTCTATCACTGAGGACGAGCGCAAGGCCATTTTGGCTGTTGCTGAGCACCATCGGGCCGGATTATGGGTGCTCACATTACTATATACTGGTATGAGACCAGGAGAAACGGCAGCCCTTACTTGGTCAGATGTAGATTTCGAGCATAACGAGATACACGTCCACACAGCGAAAGAGAGCGGCTCCAGAGATGTAAAAGGCCCGAAAACAAGTTCAGGTATACGGGACATCCCCATCCATAGTGATCTCGGCTGGCGGCTTAAGGAGGCAAAAGGCGAACCGTTCGCCCTGGTTTTTCCGAACCAAAATGGGGTTATCCAAACTGAGAGCGCCATGCGCAGGGCATGGAAAAGCTTCCGCAAGGAGCTGGGGACGCTAGGCCCTGTATCAAAGGATTTGACCCCATACTGCCTGAGGCATACCTTTTGCACAGATCTACAACGTGCAGGTGTTCCGCTTAATGTAGCAAAGGAACTTATGGGGCATTCGGACATCCAAACAACGGCTAATATTTATACACATACAGATGCAACAGTGTTGCATAGCGGGATTGCGCTCTTAGATGGCACTGGTGGGAATAGTGGTGGAAGTCGAAAAACTGGCTAAACTATATACATTGCGGCTCTAAGGCGAGAGGATTAAAAAACAAACTGATTCGAGTTCTGTCGTCTCCACCAGAAAAGGACATCCGTAAGGATGTCCTTTTTGCTTTGATCTTTACCGCCCGGAGGGCGGCTCCCCTTTCCGCATTTTCATGCTGGGGACGGCGCGGCCCGCAAAGGCCCGGACATGCTTCAAGTTGGTTCATCGAGACTTTGCAATATCTGAATTGCATTGAATTTTCAGAACGCTGGCATCCAGATGAATGCCCGTTTCTGCTGCCCAAGGCGGAGAACCACAACACGCGGGGCGGGCCGAAAAGGCCCGCCCCGCGTGTCTCACACTGCCGTCTCCCGCTCCAGCGCCCGCACCTGCGGAACCGCCAGGAGCTTTGCAAACAGGATGCCGATGATGCCGCCGCAGATCTGCCCCACAAACACGGGAACCAGCAGATTGGGCTGGAAATTGACGTTGAAGGCCAGGAAGTCCCCCAGGCTGTATCCGCCGCAGGCCAGGAAGGCCATACACACCACCTTGTCCCGGGGGCGCATCTCCTTTACAAAGGGGAACATCGCCAGGCCGTTGGGCAGGCAGGCCACCAGGCCCACGCTCCCGCTGGCCTCCAGCCCGGCCAGACGGCCCAGCTTTTCCAGGGGCTTGCCCAAATACCGGCGGATCAGCGTCACCATGGGGAAGGCGCCGGTGAGCATCATGGCGATGGTGCCCAGCAGCTCCACGGCCCGGAAGGTGTTCTCCTCGTCGGCCAGTATGGGATCAAAGCCCCAGCCGATGCCCAGAATGTCGGTAAACAGGCCGGTGTAGTGCTGGAGGATGCAGGCCACCACCACCAGGGTGAGGGCGCCGGTCATCAGCTTTCCAAACACCATAAAGCCCTTGACCATCCCGTTGGGAAAGAACTTCAGCCCCAGGGCCAGCAGCACGCAGATGACCACCAGGGGGATCATGTTGCGCAGGAGCATCCCCAGGGTCAGCATCACCACATGATCCGGCTCGCCCACACTGGAGAAGGTGGAACGGATGGCCGGGTGGGTAAACATCACGATGACGCTGGTGATGAACACGCCGAAGGGCACGGAGAGAAAGCCGCTCATGGTGCCCAGGGCCAGGTATTTGTGATCCCCCTTGTCCAGCATGGACAGGCCGATGGGGACGTTGAAGGCGATGGTGGAGGCGCACATGAAGCCGATGGCGATGATCACCGGGAACAGATCCGCGCTCTGGCCGATCTCGGTGGCCAGGGCGAAGGAACCGCAGTCCGGCGGCATGATGATCGCGGCGGCTACCACCGGATCTCCGCCAAAGAGGGCGAATACCGGCCCGAACACCTTGGAGATGAAGACTTTCAGGAAGGGAACCGAGGCCATCAGCCCGCAAATGGGGATGAACATGTTCGCCATGGCGTGCAGGCCGTCCTGAAAGGCCCGGCCCAGCTCCGACTGGTCATTGACAATGTAGGAGATTCCGCCGG